CCTGTTTACATGTTTGGTCATGCGCGCACGGTTATTCGATGCTATCGTCATCGTCTAACTCAAGTTGGTTCGTAAATACCTCTGCCATATCAGCATCTTCACTAGGAGACTCCTCATCTAAGTCTTTTAGGAATTCAGGTAGGTCTTCGACATTGAAGTCCATCTGGCTAGCTACGTCAGCCATAACGCGGAGAATAGGTAAAGTTCCAGCTTCCATGTCTGCTTTACTAACTCCGAATGAGAAAGATCCGACGTCTATGCGCTTGGCGATTTCACCGACTGAATCGCCTATGGATTCAACTAGCTTAGAGAATCCACTTACGCCGTACTTTTTGAATAAACTTCCAAGATACTTTTCATGGGACAACCACCACTCAACAACGGCTGGTGCGAAGGGCGAATCCGCTCCTTGGTTCATACGCGCGATTTCAGCCATGAGTTGCTCGGAGATTGAAAGCCCCTTCTCATGTTCTGACATCCAGATAGCATCGGCGGGACGGAAAATTGACCCGATACCCCATGTATCTGTGCTTGCGTGGTAGGAATCTTGCAGGAATACCTTAACGATCTCATTGTTTTGCTGATGCCAAATCTGCTTAGATACGTTCATTCTTAACCCAAACTTACTAGCAGCTTGCTCAATAGGATCGTATGTAGCCTCAACGCTGGTAGGATCTATTCTATCAACTGGTACTCCCATTAGCGTATCATCTCCGGCTTGAGCTCCCGGAATCGGATCCCATCCAAGGATCTTACCAATACCATAGTGGATAACGACTTCCCCGTATAATGAACCACCCACGTGAGTAAACTTAGCACCTGATATTAAGCCATCTACTAGACCGAACAAATCATAGTTCTTAACTTCTATATGTCTAGCAGCTCGCAAAGCTTCATCATAATCATCACGATAGATCTGTGCTAAATTCCTATCTAATATTAGGTACTTGTATGTTAAGATGTAAGTAGCCACATCCACCCAATAGTGATACTTACTGTTGAAAAATGGTTTAACAGCAAGCTGAATGATAGTAGATAGGATTGATCCCTTAACGCTAGCATCATATTTAGACCAGTCAGCTGCTAAATAATCAAACCCATTGTTTAGTGCGTCGATTATTTGCTTCTTTATAATGCTAACACGTGTTGGTTTGTCTTGCAACGAAGGCATAATTGGGGCCTTAATCTCCTTAAGCTTATCATTGAAAGGAGTCATGATCATTGCCTCAACTACTGCTGGGATAAAAGCGTTTGGATAAACGGATCTAGTTTTTCCAGGTTTAGCAATAAGCTCTCCGTTTTCCTCTTTCCATCCATGTTTTTGGATACGCGCAAGTAAGGTTACTATAGACAACAGTTCTTTATAGGTAAATACTTTATGGTCTAGAATGTAAGCGGCTGCATCTATCACTCTAAACTTATAAGCCACATGCGTATTCACATCCGTCACATCAGTCCCAACGAACTGGCGTGTGTCGACCCCCGTCAAGATGAGTAGCCTTTTAGCTAAATCCTCGTCAAGTGGATCATTACCCGAAGCATAAACAGGAAAACCAAACATACCATCGTTGTCTTGTTCTGCTCTAACTGTAGTAGCCCCCATAGGTTGTAGCTCACCGTATCTTAAGCCATATGAGTGTAGTAAATCTCGTAACCATAACGACCCTTCAACTATAATCTTAGAGAGCTCGGAATCTCTAAAGTCAATACTTGAAGACGAATCAGATATAAAATGCAATGCCGATTTATGCACTTCACCGATGTGATTATTATCAAAACCACCACCGGTCATCATCTGATCCGATTCTACGTCCCACAATAACTGTAATTGCGGAGTGCTTAACTCGGTCGAAAGCTTGGAGTGGACTGAGGCAAGTTCTAAATGTATCGCCTTGATCTTCCTTCCTCTTTTCTCCAACTGTTTAGAGACGCTATCGCTGGATTTCTGTAAATGCTTAAGAGCCTCACCTCTCTTAACATTCATTGGTCTCTTACCAAATAGCTTTACGCCGACCCCAATAACAGGTGTGTTGTACAAAGGATTGTTAGTGAACACGACATCCGTGCGTTCATAGATAGCCGCTAGTCGATCGTAGAAACCTGTATCCGCTTTCAACTGCCTTGAAAAACATTCTTGTACATCATCCATTAGAAGAAGATCTGGTTTTGGGATGTAACTTCCG